TAAAGTAGGTGTTTTAAGTAGATTAAGTTTTCTAATCTGGTATTACACTACAGTGAATACTGTAGAAGGTGATTGGAAAATAAAGAAGTTATTGAGTTGACAAGCCAGTCCCGAGGTGTTACTGTGAGCCAAAGAAAAGTGTCACCACAAGAAAAGCACGCTTTGCAACGGTTGCGTGATTCTCCTTTAAAAGTAAATAAGCAACTGGATGAAATATTCAAAACTACTGCTCATGAAGTTAGTAAAGATTTAGTTGAAGAATTTTTATTTCCAAATGCCTCTTCTCAGTCCGAACCAGATACACGAAGTTTTGACAAAAGAAAGCCTCCCGAGCGACTCGGAGACTCTGAACGGAACATTAGAGAGACTCCTAAAAAAGAGTAATCTTACTAAAGAGGAAGTTCTCGATCAAGTTGCACATGAGATGAGAACTGGAGACACTAGCTCCGCTAGACTCACGGCCGCAAAAATAGGTCTAGAACTTAATGGTTTGATGAATGAGGAAACTATCAAACCAATGAATGTTACTATCATTATTAATGATTCACAGTTTAATCAAATCAATCCTATTCTGATCCCACGATAACTTATGCAGACACAAACTGATCCTATTGGAAGTACCAAAGCGGCCCCTGGCAAGCCAAGCGAAGTTGAGAAAGAAACCCATACGAATAGTCAAAATGGTCCTATTCGTTACATTCTCTATTTTCGTGAAGGCCGCAATCCACATCCTCAATTTGTTACATTTGACCATCCTTCAACTGATATGAAAGTTGTAGTTGAGCGTGTCAAACGATTTTGTGACACAATGGGACAAAGGTTTGTTAGTGTAAGCCCAATGTTGGTAGATTTAGATAAAGAAGAAATTCGGCGCCGGGGCGAATAGCAAGTGCCAGCAAGAAGCAAAGCTCAACAGGAAGTAATGGCAATTGCAGAACATTCTCCTAATAAACTTTATAAGAAGAATCGTGGTTTGCTCAAAATGAGCCATCAGCAACTACACGATTTTGCTGCTACCCCACGTAAGAATCTTGTAAATCGTGTTACAAAGAATATGGTGGCAAAATGACAATTATAGGATTAGTAATTACTCTAGTGATTATAGGAGTAATTCTTTGGCTTGTTAACTCTTTCATTCCAATGGATGCTAACATTAAGAATATCCTGAATGTAGTAGTTATCATAGCTGTAGTTATTTGGTTACTCTCAGTATTTGTGGGCGGATTCGGCGGTTATCTTTCTGCGCCTATTGGACGGCCCTGAGATTTTGTGACAATTCCCAAACCAAAAGATCCACTTACCAAAACTCCTGCTGCATATTTGCAGAATACTATTGCTCGCCACATTCTTCTCAACAAGGCCTATCCTAAGGCCCTGCCAAAGATTCCTTCCATCAATAATTCACTTCCTGCTGTTATGAAACACTTCGGAGGTTTAGCATGAGTACTCCCTCCGAGATGGCCCAAGAACAAACTGAAGGTGTCAAAAAAGACTTTAAGTCTGGACATCAGGGCCGTGTAGTAGCAAGACGTACGAAAACTCCAATAGTTTTTAAAGATCTTGGCCCCAATGATGAGGGAACTTATGACCCAGCTTCCCCAATAGCGGGGATTAAGCTATTAATGTCAAGTCCCAAACTTTTGGCCGCCCTGGGAAAAGGTGTTGGTACACTTAATCCAAATGCCACCGATTTTAATTTGGGCCGGGACACGAGACATGAAGAAGTTCATGCTTTAATGGATAATCTTCCTGCTGGGTTATTTGAGAATCCTACCACACCTGGATCTAACTTAGCTCAACAGATACCTGGGTATTTCCAAATAGCCCAACAATTAGTTAAAAGTCGGGCAGGAAATATGTCTCAAGAAGTTCCTGCTTATGCTGCTACAAATGATCCAGCTCAAACTGGTGTTCCTGCCGATTGGATGACACAGTATATAGGAATGCTAAAAAATGGTTTAGCACAAATAAATCCACAACTGGGTCAAACACTCGGACTCTTAAGTCAAAATTCTGCACAATGATTAATCTAATACTATTTCTTTTTCTTTCTCAAACACCTCCTTGTGGACTTGCTGCTACAGGCGCAGTTCAATGTTTTGCAGCAATTCGACTTACCAACGATTCTGTAGGACTCGGGCCGCCGGCGAATTACAAAGTTTCCCAAGTTTGGCAAATATGGCCAGCCGGTAAACTTTTGGGCTTTATCCCTACACCGGCTGGAAGTCTTTTACTTACTCCTACACAATGGTCACAAAATCCAACAACAGGTGCTATTACTATTAATGCGGGGCTTAAACATCACAAAGTTGATACTTTCGTCACACAAGGAGTTTGGCAATGAGTATTGCAGAACATCTAGAAAGATCGATGAAGAAACATATGGGGAAAGCCAAATCCAAAGGTGAACCTCGTATTAAGAGTATGGAAATCGAAAAAGGTGCAGATGGGGATGGATATATTGTAACTCACCATTTTCATCAATCCACTATGGGCGGTGGAGGTGCAAGTTATCATGATTCTGAGAAACATGCTATGAAATCTCATCATGAACTTATTAAGCATGTAAAAGAGCACATGTGTCCGGATCTTCCTGAACCCAGAGGTAAAGGAAAGAAAAATCCTTCAGATGTTGAAGAAACGGCAGATGTGGCATAGGTATGTCTAAAGTCCATCCCGGTTTCAAAGCTGTGCAAAAGCACATTGAAAGTGAAGGTTATAGTAAGAATATTGCAGGGGCTATTCTTGCTTCTCGAAGTCGTCATGCTTCTGCGGCCGCAAAAAAGAAAAATCCAAGACTTAATAAAGTGAAAGGTTAATTCATGTCTGAAACAGCTACTACTGGAACCCCTCCTTCTCAAGATACTTCTCTTCCACTTCTTCGTGCCCATCCTTTGATCGGTCGTGAAGAAAATATGAAACTTCTCTTTGATGATGTAATGTCAGACATTTCACATGACAGAAAAACATCATTGAGACTTTCTGAATCTGCCCAACTTCAGCAACTCCGTCATCAGACAAATGCAAATACAATTGATCATCTTGTTAATGCTGCAATGGTCATTGCAATGCAAACTGGTGCTACTACTGAACAAACTGCTTCTGGTCCTGAGCATACTGCTGAAGGTGCAGAAGATACAGCTAATGCAGGAGTTTCAGTTTCTGCACAAACTGTAGCAACTTCTCTCGGAAATCTTGCTTCTGCTCTTGTTCCTATTATTACTGCTTCCGCGGGAGTTGTAACTGCTCAAAGTTTGGCAGCTTTGCTCCCTATCGTAGTGGCAGCGGCCGGACAATCCGCAGGAACTTCAACAGCGAGCACAACAAAATGAGTTTTCTCTCATCTCTTGAAAATATTGGAAAAGATATCCTCAAAGGATTTGAGATAGCTACGCCTATTATTGGAACTTTTGTTCCAGCATTAGGGCCAGTACTCACGGAAGTTGCACAAATTATTACTGTTCTGGAAGCCCGTGGCCAACAGGTAAGTACAGATCAAATTTCCTCAATTATCAATACATTGGCGGCGGCTCAGGCAATTAAACAAAGTGCAACTACTCCCATCCCGGCTGGTGCCACACCATGAGTCAAGCAACAGATTTTGATGCTGCTTATGTAGCTTCTAAAGATCCCCGTATTCAAGCTCTTTTTGCTGGATATATGGGATTGCCTGGAACTGCATTAGATCCTGGAACTCGTCAGAGTCAAGCTTTGTCTCTTGCTCTAGGTGGTCTTACAATAGATCCACAAATCGATGTTGATGGTGGGGATCCTTACTTAATAATGTCAACAAGAGCTGGATATGGTTATTCTACAGTTCCAGCTTTGTTACAAAAATTACCTCCTGTTTTTCTGCCTCCTGGTGTACATGTTCCAGGAGTGCCAGATTACGATCCATCCCTTTGGTTAATTAAAGTAAGTACGCAGATAAGTGATTATCCAAAGTTTGTAGGCCCGTCTGAGAGTACTTCTTATATTGGCGCTTACTGTGGTAATGGATTGTACAACGTAATTAATAATGCCCAGAATTTCTTTATTGCTGGCCAACAGTATACTGAGAATGGCGTTTCTTACACTTTCTTAGTTGCTGTAGCTGCTAATGAATATTTCTGGCAAAGAAACTCGTAGATAGCGACCCTACGAGAAGCGCAGCCGAAAAGTGAAAAGTGGAACTTTCGATAACCTTTGCTAACAAGGCACAACGGGAGTTCTACTTTTCCTCGGCGCGCAACCAGTGCTTTTCTGGCGGATTCAATAATGGAAAGACTTACTCAGGATGTCTGAAAGCCTTCACACTTCTTACTACATTCCCCAATTACAGGATGGCAATCTCACGACAGACCCTTGCGGATTTGAAGAAGACAACTATGCAAACTTTCTTCAAAATTTGCCCACGGGAACTTTTAGCGAGACACAACGAACAAGATGGGTTTACGGAATTTATCAACAAGTCCGTTATATATTGGTTACACCTGGACAAAGTAGACGAATCTACTCTGAGAGGGTTAGAAATCAATAGTTCTCTAGTCGATCAAGCTGAAGAAACAGAAGAAAAAGTTTATGATGTTCTGGATGGTCGTATAGGACGTTGGGATAACGCAGAAATTCCACAGGAGTTGCTAAATGCTTACCCAAATTGGCCGACTTCTCCTAAAACTGGCAAGTATATTGCTCCGTCCTACAACATGCTCTTATGCAATCCGGACACCCAATTCCACTACATCTACAGAAAGTATCATCCAGATTCTCTCGAAAGACGCCCAAACTATTTTTATACAGAGGGAGAGTGGGATGCAGGCTTGGGTTCCTCAGAAACTTACACAGAAGCTCTTAGTCACGATGAGGAATGGGTCGCAAAATATGTAAAAGGGCAATGGGGAATTTCAAATGCACAAATTCATAAATTACCTTCAACATCTTTGATCGAATTTACTCCTGAACTTATTGAAAAAATCCTTAAAAAAGGAAATTTATTTAGAGTTCTTGACCACGGAGACGCTTCTCCTACTTGCTGCTTATGGTTTGCAGTTCTTGATGGTATATTCATTTGTTATAGAGAATATTATACTCCGGGTCAACCTATTTCTTATCACAGAAAAGCCATTCACGATTTAAGTGGTAACGAACGCTACTCTGCTAATTATGCCGATCCCCAAATTTTTAAAAAAACGGCACAAAAAGATGGTGGATTTTGGACAGTCAATGACGAATATCTTGATAAGTCTCTAGATTCACTTCCTTTAGCCTGGATTCCGGCCGACAATAATGAACACGCCACGAGAAATCGAATTAATGAACTTCTCAAGCAATCCAATCCGAAGCTACAATTTATCAAGAAATCAGAGAGTTATCCAAATGGTTGTTTCCACGCGATCAATGAACTCCAAAGTCAAAGACGAAAGTCCCTTGGCTACATCGATGGAAAACAAATCTTCTGTGATGATAGAGAAGAAAGTATAGCAGATCATGCTTACGATTGTATACGGTATTTCGTTGCTATGCATGGTAGTGGGCGTTCTGCTCCTTCTAGGCATATTCCGACAAATTCTATTAAATGGTTCAAAATGATGAAGTCAAGAAGTGAAGGTTTGAGAGCATTGTCGGCCTAATGCCTAAGCAAATCATAGAAGATAACATTTGGGGTAAACGCCTTGATGTAGCCAACAAGTTCTACAGATCATGGGAAGGTTTGTTCAAATGTGACATTCTTGATAAGTACTATGAAGGTGAGCAATGGAGATCCCAACGACAGCTTGGATACAACCCATACGTTATCAATAAGGTATATGAGACAATTCAAATTAAAATTGCTAACTTCATTCCTACATTTCCAAGTTTCCTTGTAGCAAGTCGTGTTGGAAATGAAGATGATCTTGCTGCGGCCGCCCATAGTGCTCAACTCAAAGAAGATTTACTTAACACAATAGTTCAAGACCCTGAAACTAACTTTAGTGAAGAAGTTGAACAAGCTTACAAGGACTCTTTCTTCCGTTTTGGTATAATTGAAGTAGGGTACAATGCTGACTGGATTGAGAACCCGAATGCTCCGAAACCTCTCTTAGGAAAAGATACAGATATTAGACTTTCAGGAAAACGTGCCCGTAGAATTGTTGATGAACCCCCTGAAATACCTCAGAATGAAAGAGTTTATTTCAAACATGTTCCGGCGAAAACCTTCAGGGTTGGTGGTAACGATCATAAGTACCTTAATCGTTGTGGTTGGTGTGGGTATTATGAATATGTGGATAAGGATGACCTTCTTTCTCTCAAGAAAGTAATGAATCGTGACAAAATTGAGTCTGCGGCGGCCCCAAGTGAACCAGAAGAGCAAAATCGAGAAACGGTAAGACATGACACTGCGGAATATGCTCGAAACAGCCTCAAAATATGGCATATTTGGGATCTTAAGGCACAAATTCGCCTACTTATACTTGATTCTCCGAGAGTTACTGTATTTCAGACAAAATACAAAGACCTACCATTGTTCGACTTGCGGCCTGATCGGAGACTCATCACAAATGGCTTTTACCCAATACCTCCGGCATTTCACTGGCTTTCCCCACAGGACGAATATAACGAAACCCGAGAAATGCTTCGTGCTCATCGGCGACGCTTTGTGCGGAAGTTTCAAATATTGGAAGGATCTATAGATGATGAGGAAATCGAGAAGTTCGAAACCGGCCCTGACGGTGCTCTCATCAAAGTTAAGAGAGAAAATGCAATTGAACCTGTCCAAAACGCGGACCTTGGTCAAAGTGTCGAACAGTCAATTGCTACATCTGCGGACGACCTTAATAGAATATCTGGAACTTCTGATGAAAGCAGAGGCGTTGCTGATAGAACTACAGCCACCCAAGCGAATATTGTTAACCAGAGAACGGGCATTAGAGATGGTAAAGAAAGAGATCGAGTTGTTAAATGGTTCTCACATATTGGACGTGCCGTCTTACTTATCGTCCGCGAAAAATTTACTGGTAAAACAATTGCCAAACTCTCACAAGCAGAAGGTGAAGGCTTCTTAGGAACTGTAAATGTCAACAAACCAACCTACCGCTACATTACGTCAGAGGACTTAAAAGATGGTTACGATTTTAAGATTGATGTGGACGTCACGTCTATGTCGACAGTTGCACAACAAGAAGAAAAACAACATCTTCTTGAATACCTTGGTATCCTTACGCAATTTCCTATGGTTAGTTTCTCTCCTTATTTGGTTAGGGAAATTGCGTATAGAGTGGGTTACAGGAATGAGAAGGCCATTGCAGAATTTCAACAAATGGCGCTCTTGTCAGAATTAGCTAGAATGTCACAATTGAAAGCTGCCGCAAATCCGCAACCTCAAGTTGCTCCACAGCCGGGTCCAGCGGGGCAACAAATTACACAACAAGCAACTCCGCCACAAGCCGAACAAATACGAAATCAGTTACAAAATCAATTGCCACAGGCTGCGGGCGGCCCGGGGCAAGTACAATGACACAAGAATTTGTCTGTAAATGCGGTGAACATATGTGGGCTGATCCTAACTCTTTTCATCGAGTTGTTTGTGTAAAATGTAATCACAAAGGCCCTTACAAGGTTGTTATCCAAATACATGATCCAAGAGAAATAAGGAAACCTTCTCGTGCCGGCCGTAAATAGTATTACACTTCACACATTAATACGGAGCAAGAAACAGTTTCATATTAATGAATCTCGATGTGTGGCTAATGTGGATTATGATTTAGAGACATTGACTTTAACAATTGAGTTTCAAAATCGTGGAACTTATATCTATCATAATGTTCCACTTGATGTTTTTACTGACTTTGCTGATTCAGGGAGTCAAGGTAGATATTTCAATCTTTATATTCGACCAGTTTATAGTTATGAAAGGGTATCTTAAATGGCTACATTAGAAGAACGTATTGCTGAAGCCGCTACCGAGCTGACAAAAGGTATAAAACCTCTAGGTGAGGGAAAAGAAGTCGAAGGCGAAGAACAGCAACAAGAAGAACAAGAGCAAGAACAGTCCGGTGGTGAAGATGATGAACAACAAGAATCTTCACAGACTGACGATTTGGACGAAGAAGAATCCAAAGAAGCTCTTAAGCTCTACAAGATCTTAAAAGATCCAACTAACGGCCCGCTTGTGCTAGAAGCACTTGCTAAAAAAGCCGGATTACTTGGTAAAAACACTCCCGAAACTAAAACGGAAGTGAAAGAGGCCAAAAAGGCCATTGTTGATATTCTGGCTGAAAAGCTCGGTCCAGAAGCAAAGTTCTTAGCTCCCAAAATCGGAGAAGCTCTAGAAGAGATCTTCGCTAATGAGAGAGAAGAACAACAAGAAAAGTTCCAACAACTTGAAACTGAAAAGGTGCAGAATCAAGTTATTGCAGCTACTGAACGACTTGCCCGAGAAACTAAAGGTGAGTCTAAGAAGTTTGAAGCAAGGATGAACGAACTAGCGTTAGAGTTACTTCCTTCTCCTGAAATGTCTGTTGATCGATACTTGAGAATGCTATATACCCTCGCTAGTGGCAAAGCTGCTGGCAACAATAAAGTTTCAAATATAGCAGCTAATCGAATTCGACAGAATGCAAACAATGTCTCTGAACGCCTCCGAACTAGTACTTCGACAGGTGACAAAGACGATTGGGTGCCAAAAGGTAAAGTTGGTCTAAAAGGTGCCATTAATGCTGCTATTGAGCAATTGGCTAAACAAAGGTAAAGTATGTCTGTAACTTTTGGGTCGGCATCAGCGCCGTCACAAGTAACAACTAATCTAGATTCACTATTTGGTCTTAGTCTCGCTGCTTATCGCAAAGAGCTAATTGACAACATTGGGGCAACAAACGCATTTTTCTTTGAAGTTCTCCGTAAGGATCTTTATGAAGGTCAAGATGGTGGAACATATATTCAAATTCCATTGATGTATGCTTTGCAGACTGCTGATTCATATGACGGATATGATGAACTTTCAACAGTTCCGTCAGATGGTGTCACTGATGCTATTTATCAGTGGCGTCAGTGTGCTGCTGCAATTGCATATTCAATGAGAGAAGTTAAGCAGAATAAGCAGAAACTTGTTGATCTCGTTAAAGCCCGTATTAAACAAGCTGAGATGGGATTGCAAGAATTTTTTGCTCAGTCTCTTATGTGGGGAAGTGCAAATCAGGCGGGTGGGTCACTGACTACTCCTTATGTAAGTTCGGTTAATGGATCAAATAGTATTGAACCGATTTCTGAGCTTATCAATTTCGCTCCTACTACAAATGTCTCAATTGGTAATATTAATCAATCTACTAATACTTGGTGGCAGAACAAGACTCTCACTTCGGCCGCCGCCGGATACGATGCTTACCTTTTGGAAGTCGATCAGATTTTCAATAGGGCATCGCTTGGTACTGGCGGAAAAGTGAAACTTGTACTCATGGATGAAACCACCTATGAACTTACAGTACATGCTTTATACCAAAAATATCGCTACATAGAGCGTCAAGTAGATGAAGCCTATCCATTTGAGAATGTTCTTTATAAAGGTGCTCATTTCGTAATGGACGATAAAGTACCCGATGTGTATTCTGGTACTCCCCCTACTACAACTGGTGGTGTCGGAAATGCTTCATCTCTTACTTATGGTTCTGGTTTCTATATCAATCCTGAATTCTTCAAGATGATCTATGAAGAAGACTCAGATTTCAAAATGCTGGAAGATGATAATGGTAAAACAATGTTCAAACCTGTCAATGGTGATTCCCGTGTGGGTCACGTAGCTTGGATGGGCAATTTAGTCTGTGATAATCGTCGTAAACAGGGCGTTCATGGAAAAATTGCTCGTACATTAACGACTCCGTAGAGTCAAATACGGAGAAAGGGAGAGATAAATCCTGTATGCGTTTTAAGCAAGTTGGTAATAAACGTGATGAAATCATCTTGACAGTAAGAAATGCTGATACTGTTGCACTTCTTCCTGGCCAAGCTGCTATTCTAAACTTTCCATTTGCCTCAGTAGCATCAACAAATGGCATCAGCAATGCTGGTTTGGATATTGTTGGTTACAACAATGCTCAGACCAACTTTTCAGCTCAAACTGGATACGCTTTGTTGTATGGTGTTGTAGTCTCGCCTCCTAATAACAATGGTATTCCGGTAAATGGGTTTGGTGAAGTTCAAGCATTTGGATACTGCCCTAATGTGCAGTTGACACTTGCTACAAGAGCTTCTACAAATTCAATTTGGCCCAGCTATGCTGCTATTAATGGCTCTGCTGGAATGATTCAGCTTTACCCAGAATCACTTGCTAATGGTTTTACTACTAATGCCATTCAGTCATTTGCTTCTCTAAGTACTGCTGCATCGCCTAGTGCTTTGACTCAGTTTGTTCCAGCTATTTTGTTAGGTGGATCAAGTATTGCGTCTGCAACTACTCAGGCTAGTTCGTTGGCAGGATACACTGCTGCGACGGCCCTGACTCTTTCCGTCACTGCTTTTTTGAGGATTTTGTAGAGATTCCATAATTTCCTCCTTTTGTGGGGGAGGGGACCAAAACTGGCGCTCCCCATTTTTTAATATATGAAAATACTCATTGGTATCAATTGTCTTACTTCAGTAGAACAAGTAGCCTATGCTAATCATTTGCAATTTTTTTATCGTTTGGGTAAAAATCATCCTGATTGGACTGTGATGATTAATACCCCTCGCAGAATGTCTATTGACAGAATGCGAAACATGAGTGCAAAAGCTGCTCTTGAGTATGAATGTGATTATCTCATGTTCATCGATGATGATGTAATTGTTCCACTTGACAGCTTAGAGAAACTCATTGAAGCAGATTGTGATATAGCTGCGGGTTGGACTATTATACGTGGCCATCCATTTGAGAACATGGCATTTAAATTTGATGAGAAAAAGAATTTCACCCATTACAATTGGGAACGTGGCCCTGGTCTTGTGGATGTTGACGCTGTTGGGTTTAGTTGTGCACTTATTAAAGTAGATTTACTCAAGAAAGTGCAACCGCCTTTCTTTGTCACCGGCCCGTACAATACTGAGGACATCTACTTTTGTGTCAAGGCAAGAGATGCTGTTCCTGATTGTTCGATTGTTGTAGATTCTGCAATTGAGACTGCTCATATTCTTGGCCCTGAGCTAATTGCTCCCTGGAATAAAGAGTACTATGCAGAATATTATGATAAAACATACCGTGCAGGTGGCGAGCTAAAAGCCACACGTCCTGACAGCACTGATGGGGACCGAAATGCAGTTTATAAGGAGATGGTAAAAAATGCCTTCTCTTAACCTTTGCTGTGGCCGTAACAAACTTAAAGATTGTGATAATGTCGACATCAATGAAAAAAATGAGCCAGATTTTGTCTACGACATCCGAAATGTATTTCCTGTGGAAGATGGGAAATACGACGAAGTTTTCTTGTTCCATTCTATTGAACACATTGAGTCAAAATATCACAAATTCATTTTTCGTGAAATACATAGAGTTTTAAAGACTGGTGGATGTTTTTATATCTCCTATCCAGAATTCGAGCGTATTGCTAAAAATTGGTTAGAAAATAAGCAAGGGCGGAGGGAATTTTGGGGATGGACGATCTATGGACGGCAGGAAAATCAATTTGATTTTCATGTACACCCTATGTATAGTGAGGAAGTCAAGGCACAACTTATAGAAGTGGGCTTCAAAGACATTGAAATTAAACCCG